GTGTTCTTCCGCACCCATCACGCTGAATGAGGTACCTCTCTCATGGAAGATGTAAGTGTCGTCTGCGAGTATAGCCCTCCAGTTCGTTATCTTACCGTTCTGTATCCGGGTGAGTGTCCTCATCCAGAAGTCTGTCTCTTCCCCGTAGGACACGTAACCCTCATCGAAAGCACCGATATCATTAATTAGAGAGCGAGGCATGAAGAAGCAGAAGCCCGTGGGCATGATCTCAGGGTATGAGTGAGAAGACAGCTTCTCAAAGGCCCGGTTCATATCGTTGTAGTCGTAGCCTTCTTGGAGAGGGATGTTGATGAGGGCGGTGTTGTTGGTGCAGGGGTTGATGATCTTATTGTGTTCTGGGTCCGTCTCCATCGCCACCACCAGCTTGAGAAGCCAACCTTTCGTAACGAGTACGTCTGAATTGAGGACGCAGATGTAATCATTCTCCCCTGCCTCGATACCTCGGTTGACCGTCGCGGCGAAGCCTCGGTTCTTCTTGTTGAAGAGGACGGTGTGGTTGGGGTGCTCCGTACCCCACTCCTTAAGCCATGTAGTGGTGCCCTTGTCAGGCGAAGCGTCGTCAACGAGGATGAGTCTATAAGGCCAGCCTGTACGCTGGATGATGGAAGCGAGACAGGGAGCTAAGACGTGGAGCCCACCATACACCGGGATCACAATATCTACCGGCTTGACTCCCTTGTACAAGATGTTGGAGAATGCCTTCCCCCTGTTCTTATTCGACTTCACCAGGGCGCTGTTAGCACCCAACACCTGATTACCTAGGGCCTGGATCTGTGACTGAAGTTCCTTGGGGACAACCTGCATCTCCTCATCAAGCGAGGACACGAAGGCATCCACCTCTTCTTTAGTCTTACCTATCCAGTTACCCTTCTTATCGAACGGCATCAACCATAATCCGGCATCGTGCAAAACTTGCCTATACGCATACAGCTATCGCACATACACCCTTCAAGGCTTGTAACTGAGGGTTGAGACACCGCAACGTTGGCTACCGCAGCGTCGGCAAGCTTCACCTCGTTCTCCATCCTAGCTTCCTCTGCTCTAAGAGCAGCGTAGCCTACACCGTCCCTATAATCGTCGTACTTGTACGAACCCTGAACGGAACGACACTTCTTCAGGACTTCCATGAAGAGCCACCCGTCACAGTTTGACAGCTTATGCCCTGTGATAGCGTTGAACGCCGTCACACAGCGGGGGATGGTGCGCTCTCCATCGGGTTGATCCCTCTCTTCACCTCGCTGGATGATGGTATCCTTCGCATCGTCAAACACAAACTCAATATGTTCTTTTCCCATGTTCCCTCCGTTAGATGTATGTGCCTTGGGTCGTGTTGGGCTTCGGTGCCACCCACCCATCGCGCCGTGCCAGCCTGTAGACCTCGGCCAGAGTTAGCGGTTTAGTAGTACACTTGCCCGGTGCTTCACCGCTGACCAGCTTAGTGTACAACGAGTTAGCGTCGTTAGCACTGAGCGCATCAAACGTAAGGTGTTGGCACATCCTTCCGGGTCGAGTAACCGCCTTGTCAAGTTCCAGCTTACCGGCGTTAGTCGTGGCTACAATTCTGATGTCCATCATCTCACCAAGAAGACCATCTCCGAGATTCAGCAAGCCGCTGAGCTGACTCATCCCAGCCGACTTCCTGTCGGAGAGAGCCACGTCTGCGTCTTCCAGAATAAACGTAATCGGTTTACCGTGTTGCACGGCACCCATCAGCACCGGCAGTATGGAGGGCCCAGACAGATCAGCGATCATATTAGAGCCAACGACGATAAAAGTAGAGTCAATAGTAGACACCAAAGATCTAATCATGTAACTCTTACCCGTCCCTGGTGCCCCTTGGAACAGCACAAGCCTACCACAAGGCGTCTTAGATGAGAGACACGCCTTCACATGCTCATATCCTTCAAGAACAAGAGACGAGTAGTTGTGGGTGCTTAGCTTTTGAGTGAACTGCCCGATAGTCGAGAGCCCCAAGCTGCCCTTAGTGGAAACTAGAGCAAGCACAGAGTTAGACGTTGGCTTATTCTGAAGTAGCCCCTTAAACTTGTTCTTGATCTCGTCAAACGTTTTCTGCTCGGTCGTCACAAGCTCCAACTCAATGTAGTGCTTATCCTCTAGTATAGTAAAACCAATCATCAAGCCCAGATAAGAGACATCGTCAACAAAAACATATTGCATACTATCATCGTTCTCTCTAATCGAGACAGGTTGGCCAAACAACGTAGTCAATCGCTTGAGGGTATCCTCTTTGTCTCCCCTACCTTCGTGGACGTACTTAAGAACCGGAGCCCCCTTCTTAAGGCTCGCATCTACCAAAGCCTGATATTCACACAGCGACCCCACCCCATACACCTCATGGGACAGGCTATTCCTGCTATCCATCTTCTCCAAAAGCGTTGTATCGGACATAGTCAATTCTCCTTAAACTCAATTATAGCTTTTCTTTCAAACTTTTGCAACCCCTGCCTGCTGATCAGGAATCGTCGTATTCAATCTTTCTAATGGAGCCGTTGGTGAGGTCGATCACCTCTCCGTCCTTGTAGTGACGTTCCAGCACCTCAGCGAAGCAGGAAATGTGGATCCTCCACTGCCCTGTTAACAGGAGATGCATGCCCGTATCGAAGCCCACGAACTTCTTGCATTTGGCACAGCGAGGAGGCAGCTTCTTCCGGATATGAAGGGTCTTATTCTCTTCCATGTGCCCAGACCCAGCCAGCACCCGAACATCATCCTCTGTCTCATGAATAGGAGCCTCGTCCTCAGGTAGTATGAACCAATCCCTCCAGCTCCTCATGGCCCAATTCGGTTGTTGAGCAAGACGATGTAGTCATACGCTTCCTGCATGGTGTGGAAGATTCTAGAATGATAGTGAACCCAAGCACTCAGGCGCATGCCTTCAGGCGCCACTACAATTACGTGCTTATCCTTCATCCAAGCCAGTAGGATCTCCATGCTAGTCCCTGCGCTTACTTTCGTGTAGTTAACCAGAAGCACATCTGATGCCTCGATGTCGCGCTTATCTGCTTCAACAAGATCAGGCAGGACACTCTCTGGATCGCTTCCATAATCCTCGTTCCTGTAGACCCTATCCGTTGGGTCGAGGCATCTGATGCCTGCGTCTATTAGGTAGCGCTTTGCATCCTCCCTCCACGTACTCATTTCTTCTTCGGTATAACCATCCATTGGTCCGCATAAATAAACGCGCATTTTACGGTCCTCCTTATCTGTCTAGTTATTCCACCCTATATCTTCTTGTTGCTGTACCATTTAGTCGAAGCGACTGTTGAGTATTTCCTACAGCCTTGCTGTTGGCACCTAAACTGGGTGTGCTTACCCCCCTTCTGGGTGACACGATCCTTCTCCCACTTGGTGTTGCTGCTGCCACAGTGAGGGCAATCTTGCATGCTACCACCACGGTGGCCGACGGTGCCCACGTAAGGAATGAACGCTTCATAAACTTCCATGGTGACATCTACGTCCCGGTCGCAGTAGGCGAGCATCTCCTTCATTGCCTTGGCGCTCTTCTGGAATACCACTTCCTTCCACAACCCAGCGTTCTCTTTGGTTTCGATCTTCTGCTTCTTGAGTCGGAGAAATCGGGCGATGTACTTTAGGCCATTTCCTTGAAGACGAAACGCCTTCTTCGCCTGCTTCCAGGTGTCGATGGTAATGAAATCAGGCGGGCAAGGTAGCCTGTGGTAGAGACATCTGGTTCGAAGCCACTTTTCGTCAAAGTTATCACTATTATGCCCAATCAAAGTCCCAGCCGTCTGCATAATAGGAATGAACTTCTTCAACATCGTATAGTCGTTCTGCTTCTTGTCCCACTGAAGGTGGTGTGTCTTCTGCTCTCCTTCCCATTTATAACTAATGCAGATCACCTTAGGCTCTTCAAGCAAGTTGCTAGTAGGCACGTTGATACCATATCCACATCGCCAAAGCCACGCGGTTGCCGGACTAACTTCGATATCAAATACAAGCCTCTGACCTTCATGAGTTCCCATCTGTTTTCTCCTTATTCAAAATACGCTGGGCGGGCCAAGCCTCCAGATAGTCTGCCGCCCGCCTGAGCCTTATTATATCGTCACCAAAACCTGCGATGCCACTATTACAAGACCAGCACAATAAGCCACGCACCCTACCTCGTCTCTCTCTAGGGTTCCGCTTCTTTTCCCCCTTAGAATGAAGGTGATCCACTGCGAGTCTGTTGCCCTCTTTCTTCGGAGGTTTCTGGCAGATCCAGCATGCCCCTTTTTGTATTTTCAATATAGCTTCATACTCATTAAGAGTGATGCCATAGTTTCTAACAAGATGCCAATCTCTACGTTGCTCATTACGATTACGATTAGCTATGAGCGCACTAGCATTCTTACAGTTAGAGCACTGATGTGCATTCTTGGTCTGAACCTTAGGCAACGTTTCTTCACATAGAACTTCATCACATCGTGAACAATGTGTCTTACATCTTTCACAAATAGTACCAGTGTTTCCTCTCTCTTTATAATAAACTTCCTTGCATCGGAAGCACTTACGCTTTCCTGCTCTTAGTTTGGCAGCTTTATTCTTGGCTCTTGTCTTAGCCGGATCTTTACTCCATACCTTCTTCCTACCCACAAGGCACCACCTTCACAAGGTTCTCACTGAGGCATTCACCAAACCGCTGCGCGAACCGGCCGAAGTCTGAGAACCCTACCGTACCATTTCCGTCTGCATCGATCCTAGGGTCAGTGCCTCCGAAAGCATTAACAAACACACCAAAGTCTGCAAAGCCTACGATCCCGTCATCATCGAAGTCTGCGTCCCACACCCACCGTATCTCTAGCTTCTCCCCCGGGTCAGACTCTCCGCTTTCGTTTCGGGCGGTGTAGTAATAGTCCGATCTAATGAAGCACCCGTACCCTGCCTCACAAACATAGACCTGAGGAGAGTCCGTTCTACACACCTCTGTGGTGTTATTGGGGTGCGCCAGTGTAATACTGTACACATCGTTGGTATATAGCTCGTACCCCGTAGCGTTATCCACCAGCGGTAGCATGATAAGCGCACACAGAGTGTAGGCAAGCTCAATACTCATCTCGGTGCCTCCTTATTCATGCAGATGTCTACAAGGTAGCGTACAACCATAGCTGCGAGTTGCTTCGCTTCTTTCTCTTCGTCACCCGTCTCTTCTTTATGGGGCCAGTACGCTGCGTCCCGGAACTCGATGAACTCTTCCTCTATTATCGCTACACCCTCATGGGCAGAGTGAAACGGAGGGAACTCCTCGCAGGCAGCGAGCAGTTCATCCAACACGTCTTCAATCGCTTTATCGATTTTAGCTGTAGCCTCGTCAGTCATACCTACTCCCATACTCCGTCAACGATTCCGTATTTCGGCATCTTCATTTTCTCCACCGGTAGCCACAGCTCATTCAACTTAGAAGGTAGCTCTCGCTTCCAGTAGTTCACTTTCTGATTCGTATGCTCGGCCATTGCTACGGCCCAGCGATCCCAGCACATCCTGTTTGCAACAAGCTGCGCCTCAATTGTGTCTAGGTTTTCGTCTGGGCTGTACCCGCCAATCATCTGATGCGCCATGAACAGACAGTTCCTAGAGGCGAGACGCTTATCCCCAGCCACCAGCAGTAGACCAGCAGCAGAGCAGACCTCACCAATACCAATGGTAGTGATCTCGTTACAGCAGGCCCGCATCGCATCATAAATAGAAAACATAGAAGACACTGTACCGCCTTCGCTATTGATCATGATGGTGATACCAGCCGAAGGATCGGTAATAGATAGATGCTGCAAACTCATGATTACGTTCTCAGCCATCGAGTCGTTGATTTCACCAAAGATATAAATGATGCGGTTGTCAAGATCGATCCCCCTGTCGAATGTCATATTCAACTTGGCGAGTTCAGTATCAATCTTAGAAACACCTTTAGGCAATGAAAGTTACCCCCTTCTCTTTCACGACATGCACTCGATCATGTACTAAATTCACTAAGTTATCCTCATTGGATATGAGTAGTACCGTTTTACCACCCCCACCACTAGACACTAAATGGGTGGTAATGAAGTTGATGATACGCTCGCAGTTCTCAGGGCTCTGATACAGGAAGGGCTCATCGAGGATCATGAACGAGGATGCCCCCTCCACTTGCATCCCCGCTAGATCTGAAAGAGCCATGCCCACTGCGAAGCTGGTGAGCTGTTTCTCTGCCCCACTGAATAGCTCGAATACCTTGCTGCCTGTGTCCGACGCTGCGGTCACACAGAACTGGTCACGGGCGTCGCCTGACTTCAGCAGCTTGACCGTGCGAAACTTGACCTTGATCTGAGCGTTATCCAAGTCACGGAGGTACTGGTTCGTCTGCCGCTCAAGGTAAGGGCACACCTGATTGAAGATCATCGTCTTCAGGTCAGCACCGTAGGCGTTGGCCCAGAATCTGTAGTGTTCCCTCTCCTCTGCCAGCTCGATAGCCTGGAGGCGCGTCTTCTCGTTTAAGGTCTGTTCTTCTTTCACCTGTCTACCAGCAGCGATGACGAGTTGAGCGAACGGGTTACTGACGTTGGTGAATAACCTAACCTTCTCTTCCAATACTGCCTTCTGGGCTTTAGTCTTGACACTCGCCTCTAGCGCTTGAATCTCATGGCAGATTGCTATCAAAGAGGCAGCGAGATACTGCTTGGCTTCCTTCTCACCTCTCTCCCTGATCAGCTCATCTCGCTTAACTTTGTCGTTCTCTACAGCCTCGGAGTTTATCTTAATTCGCTCCGGCGGTAACGACTGCTCACAGCTCACGCATACATCAGGGCGGGCAGCACGGCGGTCAATGCCCCCAGTGAGGATGTCGATTTTAACCCCAAGGGAGGTGATTGACCGACTCAAAGTTCGATCAATAACAATCTGCTCTTCTAATGTCCCCGCTGCGGTTGAAGGGATTGACTCCTGCAATGTCTTAATTTCATCCTCGATGTTTTCGGTAATGGAG